TGTTCGACCACTTCAACAATGTATTTGGAATTTTCCTAAATAAGTTAGTTCCTGAAGCTGAACACTATAAACTTTCTAAAAAACATAAGGATTTTAAAAAGAATATGGATAAGATTCTTTCTAGACCTGAAACCGAAGAGGATAAGAAATGGACAGAAGATGTTAAATTCGCTGCCTATCTCTTAGCAGGAGACATTCTCCAAAAGGAATTAGGTATGACAGCTGATTCTGCTAATATGATTCTAAATAGACGTTTAGGATTAGCTACACCTGTTATGGAAAAGAAAGATGAAAAAGAATAATTTAAAAGACGTTCTAGGTGATTTATTGTCGGATACTGAAGTTAAAGGTGGCGAGGATGTTACTCCCACTCCTATAAAAGTTCCGACTTTTGATGATGTTTTTCACTCAACCGCATTTGGACGAAATACGTCAAGTATCTACTCTCTAGAACCTGGGATGTTATGTCCTCATTGTCATTACGGACACGTGGAAGAAGATGTATCATTCAACGGCACACCGTGTGAATTCTTTGTCCATTGCCCAGTATGCAATGCCCATATTTGTACATATAAACCTATGCCTCACCAAGCAGCATTCCATCAAGACCCTCACCAAAAGAAACTTTATGCAGGTGGATTCGGTTCTGCTAAGACTTATACTTGCGGAATGGAATTCCTCTGTACCGTTCTCCAAATACCAAATTCAGCTGGTCTGATAGGTGCTGCTACGTGGGGTCAGGTTTCAGATACTTGTCTCAAGTTCATCTGTGACAACCTTCCTCAGGCTTTAGTTGCTAAATCTAATCAAGATAAAGTCAACTGGTATATCCAACTTATTAATGGTTCTCGTATTTCTGCTAAAGCCTTAGACAAGGAAGGTAAAATCAGGTCAGCTAACTTGAGTATTATATGGATAGAAGAAGCTTCGGAAGTTGATTATGCAGTCGTTGCCTTCCTAGTTGCTCGTCTTAGAAATAAGGTGGCATTCTATAAAGGTAAGAACCGTTTAAAAATGCTCCTTAGTTCTAACCCTGATGTCGGATGGCTCAACAACGACTGGCTAATGTGTTCTGATGTTATCTATTACCACGGTGATGTTAAAGATAGATATAAGGTTAGACCTGAGAAAAGAGACCCATCTATCTCTACACATATTTCAGCTACCAGTGCAAACACCTACCTACCACCAGATTATGAAGAAAACTTAGCTAAGAATAAGGAACCTTGGTGGATTAACCGTTACTTAAAAGGTTCTTTCAAATATACAGAAGGCTTAGTCTATCCAAACTTTGTGGACTGGTTTTGTGAACCATTCCCTATTCCAGCTACTTGGCGTAGAGTTACGGGAACAGACTTTGGTAGACGTGACCCAACTGCTCACTTAGTAGGAGCATTAGACCCAGTTAATAAAATTATCTATGTCTATGATGAGATTGAAGAATCTCTAGAAGACTACCCAATTGATTATATGGCAGATAAGATTAAGGAATGTGATAATTTTCCTCAATCTCTTCTAGCTTTCCCTAATCAATGTGACCCTAGAGGTCGTAACCGTGACCAAGTATCGGGTAAATCGTGGATAGATGCGTATAGAGCTCACGGAATTATCTTCCAACCTGCCCAAGATTGTGAAGGAGATTCCTTAGCTCCTACTATTAATAAGGTTTACACATACGCTAAACACGGTAGATTAAAGATTTTCAATACCTGTAAAAAGACTTACAATTCTCTATCTAGGTATAAATATAAAGAACGTACTCTTGGTGACGATAAAAACCAAGGCGAAAAGCCTCAAGATAAGAATAACCACTTACCAGATGCTTTAAGATACCTCCTATCACCGTTCCCACCATTCCCAGAAGACCCATCTTCCTTTGATGATGTGTGGAGAGAAATGATGATTAGGACACATACTGTCAAAAAATACAACTATTTATCCACTGAAGACGAATTTAGTGATTACAACGTTGAATTCCTTGATAATTTTGGATAAACTATAAGGTGAAAGTTATGGAAAACGAAGAAATTTTACAATTACTGTCAAAAATAGATAAAAAACAGGACAAAATCCTAAAATTAGTGACTATGATTGCTAAAACTTTACATATTGTCCCTGTTTCAGAGAAGGAAGAACGTGAAATTCAGGTTCTTCAACGTAAAAATGCTGCAGTTATGCAGAAAATCCAAGAAGAATTAGCTAATTTAGAAGACCATTCTGAAAAAGTTAACAATTCTTTAAGCATTACGGACTTATTTGATGCAAGTGAAGCAGATGTTTACGGAGATGTTATCGGTGACGACTTCATTACCCAAAAGGAGAATTAGTTTATGAATGAAAAAGAATATGATAAACAACTTTCTGAGTCTCTCAAGACTATTACATCTCAAGATATTTTAGACAAATACAATATTACTGAATATACAGTAGATGATTTAGTACGTGATTTTGAAGATGCTTATGCTTATAAAGTCGAACAAGCTCGTATCTTTAAAATTTTAGATGCTGCAGACCATTCCGATATTTGGAAAACTTATAATCGTAAGATTCCTGCTCACGTACAAACACCTGCACATAATCCTATTACTATTATTAAAGAAGCTACCAAAGCTTCCATTATGCCGACCAGCTTCCAGGGTGAATTCAGAGCTCTATCTCTAGATGCCCGTGATGTAGCTGAAGTTTGCAATAAATACTTTGCAATGAAGTGGTCAGCAGCTGGTATTGACCAAATTAATGACGAAGCTGGTGACTACGCATTCCTCCACGGTACCTCAGGGGTACTGTTCGGTTGGAATGAGAATGTGGTAGATTATGCAGATGTAGCTAATTACTTCAATCCATCTAAAAATGTTCAATTCCAAGCAAAAGCCTGGCATCCTTCTAACATATTCCCAGACCCATCTGCAGAAACCGTGGAAGAAATGTCCTATTTATATTTCGCAGAACGTAAATCTAAAAAGTTTCTTAAATCCATCGCTAGATTCCAAAATGCAATGTATGCCATTGAGAATGCTAACGATGCCTATGGAAATCTTAACAATAACGTAGTTCCTGATGCTTCTAAAAAGAGCATGTCGTCTACCGTTACATTTATTACTTGCTATAAACGAGTGAATAGAATGTCAAAAGACCCAGTGTCTGGAGAAGTTAAGATTACTCCAAAAGTTGACGTTATTTATATGGCAGGTAAGAATATCTTAGATATTTCACCAAATATTGAACCAAATATTATCCCATTCGTACCTTTATATGATGAGAAAATGCCTAACAATTTCTGGGGCATTTCCAAATGTTACAAGGTATTATCAATGGTCATTACATTAAACCAACTTGATTCTATTGAAGCTACACACTACTTCAAGAATCAAAACCCTGCTGAATTCATTAATGCTTTAGCAGGACTTAATGTGGCTAACTATCAAAATAAACGTGATAACCCAGATGCAGCATTTACAGTAAACTGTGACCCTAAGCTTGTACAAGAATTTGCAAAGCGTCCAGATTTACCTAAGACAATTGACGGATTCCGTCAATACCTCCTTGAATGCATAGCAAACGTTTCTGGCGTAGATGCTGCATATCTTGGTAGAAACTATGGGTCTATCCAAACCACGGGTGGAGTTGAACAAGCTGTGGACCGTGCTACAATGCGTGATAACAACCGTATTAAAAATATTGACCGTTTCATTCGTAAAGAAATTGAAATTATGTGTCAATTCTATATGGCTCACGGACAAGCTGAAACATTCTACCCACAAACAAATCAAATTCTTCACGACCAAGCTAACAATGCAGAACAAGCTTTAGAGTTTGACCCAACTGCATTAATTGCTAGAGAAGATATTGAAATCAATGTCACTAATGCTGCTCCAAGGTCTAATCAATCCTTTGAAGATGCTGCAATGCAATTGATGGAACTTCAAATGAAATACAATCCATCTGAACATGGATATGCTGACTTCATTACTCCAGAAGAACTTATCAACTGGATGAACATTCCAAAATCTCAAAAACATCTCATTGCTGAACGTATGAGAGCTCAACAAGAGAATATGAAACTTGAAGAGTACACAGCAGTCATATCAGCATTCGGTCAATTAGTCGAAGGTGGTATGGACCCACAACAAGCATTGGTCGAAGTTGCTAAACAAGTTGAAGCTTCTAAGTTAGGACAATTACCCGCTGTTTCGGGTTTAGGAGCTCAAAATATTAACGGAGCAATGCCAGCTCCACAAGGTGGTCCAACACCTAAATAAATTTATTTGACATAATTCGTCCAAAGAATTTATACTATTATTAAAGGAGAACCTACACATATGGAAAACGAAAACAACATTCCACAAACTCCAGACTTCTCAGGCATCCCTGCTTTAGGCGATACACAAGGTTTGGAAAATTTCTTGAATAATGAAATGCTTGCGGCACAAGGACTTCAACCTCAAGAAACACCTGCTCAACCAGCAGCACCAGCAGCTCAACCTGCACAACCTGCTGACCCAGCAGCTATCCCACCAGCCACTCCAGCTCCAGCTGCAGGAGGTAGTGGTGACACAATTACTCTTACAAGAGAACAATTGAATGCAATCTTAGCAAGTAGAGGACAAGCTCCTGCTGCTACAAATCCAGCACCAGCTAGACCTGCTACTACTCCTGTCCAACCTAAAGGTTCAGGATATTCTGCTCAAGACCAAGCATTTATTGCAAGAGCCTTACAACAAGGCTATACACTTGAACAAATTAACAACTTCTTCATTCAACAAAGAGGTCAAGCTGGTAAAATCGACCCAGCATTAGAACAAAGATTGTCTCAAGTAGAACAATACTTAAAAACTCAAGAGTATAAACAAGCCGAAACTGCATTTGTCAACAGACTATCAGAATTCGGTAACAAATGGGGACTTTCCGAACAAGACTTAATCAACTTCGGAAATACCGCACTTCAAAAAGGTATCAATATTGCCGTCGGTAACGTAGATTTAGAAACCGTATTCAGAGCTATTTACCCAGAGCAATATGCAATACGCAGTCGCAGAATGACACCTACAAACTCATCTCAGATTTATGGTGGCACTAGCATTCCAGAAGGTAGCAGAGCCAACGCTGCTAAAGCCGAAGACGCTTACGTCGAAGCATTCTTGAAAGGGGCTATGCCAAATCAATACGGCATGTTGAATAAAAAATAGGAGGATTTAAAACATTATGGATGATTTAACATTAATCAACAATACGTCGGTTTACCGTAATCCAGCTCCACAATCACCTCTTCAAGGTCCAAATGTGATGCAACCTGCTGCTGTTTACAGCAAAATTATGCTCAGAACCATTGAATTGGCAGAGTCCGATTACGTCTTTGATAGCATTGCTACCGAAAGAACAATGCCATCCAATAACGGTTCCAATGAAATCGTTTTCAAAAGAATGCTTTCATTAGCCGCACACACTCAACCATTAGTTGAAGGTATTCCACCAGCATCCGATAAAGGTGCAATGGTTGCCATTAAAGGTTCAACCAAGTCCTATGGTAGAGTTATGAAGTTCACAGATAAAGTGAACTGGGCAGTAGTTGACCCATTAATCTCTGAATACACACGTCAACTCTCCCTCAAAATTCCAGAAACAAAAGACATCTTAGCACAAGAAGCTCTCTTAGCTGAATGCCAAGTATTCTATGCTCAACCAAAGAAAGTCTATTCTGGTGCAAGTGACCCAGACACCTTAGTGATTGATACCACAAAGCCAATGGTGTCCCACATCACAAAATTAAATCCAGATTGTAACCCAACTCTTGACGAATTCCGTAAAATCGTTCTTTCTATGGAAGCAGCGAAAGTTCGTCCAGGTATGGGAGGCAACTTCAAAGTCTTAGCTTCCAGTGCAGTCTTATTTGACTTAATCACTGACCATCGTGTTAAAGAATTTATGAAATTCAGCAACACAGGTGAAGCTTACAAAAATGATATGGTCATCGACTTATTCTCTTTAGCTTTCCAAAAAGCAAAGACAATCAAGACCGACAACACATACATTGATGCCGACGGTGTCGTCAAATACTTATATCACGTCCCATCAGCATCTATCGCAACTACAGTTGACGCTGCTTTATCAGCAGCCTATTCTGGTAGAGTTAACTTAATTCTTCCAAAACCAATTTCCGAAATGGGTTCTTCCGACACATACGTCGTTGTTTACCTCGATGCAGTGTCTGGCACAGTCCCAGCCAACAAGACCTTAACCAATGCTTCCAGTGCTGCTCTCGGTACCTTATTCGGTGCTGCGACAGGTATTGATGTCCTCAATATCCACCACTCTTATGTTATTGGTGAAGAAGCCTTATTCAGAATTGGTGTTGAAGGACACACTGCTCCTCAATTCATCAAGAAAGAATTAGGTTCTGCTGGTACAGAAGACCCATTGAACCAAAGACAATCCATCGGTTGGAAGATTGATAGCTTAGGCTACAAAGTCGTCAACCCAGATGCAGTTGTTGACTATATGTCAATTCCTTCTCAATACAGAGTTAACGTGAACGCACGTCCTGACTTAAAGAACCAATTCACAGACTACTACTATGGTTATGTGGATGCCGCTGGCAACTACTACCATCCAGAACAAGTCGTTGAATTCGGTGGTGTCTACAAAGTTCGTGGAACCAACACAACTGTCAATCCTATCAAGATGACAGAACTTGTCAAACCAGTCAACGGTGGCAGAATTGATGCCAATGGTAAGAAATCTGTTATCAAAGGTGATGCCCCAACAATGCAATATGCATTAGCATCCAACAAAGCTATCAGATTCTTAGCTAGCCAAGTTGCCGAAGGCGGACACGCTAGTGATGCTGGACACTTCTACATCAAAGGCTTTGAAGGTGATGCTAGTAACAGAGCTACCTCTGCTGCTGAAGTCGTTGCTATCGAACCAAATGGTGTAGCATTCAGCTCAACTGAAATCAAAGCCGATGGCACAGGTACTGAATCCAGAACAGCCGTTGTTGAACACGGTGATGTCAACAAGACTGGTGACGGCAGAATTGACT